AGTTTCAAGAGTCTTTGAAAAAAAGTGTTGGAGCTTGCTTAATAATTATGATTCATAGTTTAGGACTTAGAAAATATTTTAAGATTACAAATACTGAGTTTGTATATATACCAAATGGATCAGAATTCTTGTTTAAAGGATTCGATAGAAACAAGGATACTATTAAAGGTTATCATGGATTAACACATGTTTGGATAGAAGAAGCAGATAGCTTAACTCAAGAAAGTTGGGACTTACTAACTCCAACGGTATTTCGTACTACTAAATCTGAATTTAGTTTATTTTCTGAAGAAAGTTATAATGAAAAACAAAAAAAATCTGACGCCCAGATCGTTATTACGATGAATCCTAAATATGAAACGGATTGTTTGTATAAATCTTTTATTTTAGCTAAAAAAGTACCTGCGAATTCTTATATAAAAGTACTAAACTGGTATCAAAATCCGTTTTTTAATCTTTCAATGCATAAAGAGAGATTATATTGTTTGAAAAACGCCCCAGCGATTTACAATCATATTTGGGAGGGTGAGTTACTACAACATTCAGATTCTCAAGTCTTTAAAGACAAATGGTTTATTCAAGATTTCAAAGAAGATGAAGACGCTGAAAAATATTACGGAATAGATTTTGGATTTGTACATCCGATGGCAGTTATTAGATGTTATATTAAAGATAATTGTATTTATGTAACTGATGAATATAAAGGTGTTGGTGTCGAAAATCATGAGATTTATGATTTATGTATACAAAATATTCCGGGTATTGCTCACGGCAAAGTATATGGAGACTCTGCAAGACCAGACATAATAACTACTTTAAAACGTCAAGGCTTATATATTAAACCAGCCGATAAAACTTCTGGAGATAGTAAATTATCTTATACTGCAGATGCAATTTCAACAATGAGATCTTATAAGATAATTGTCAAACCCCATTGTATTAACATGATTAGCAACCTACAATTATTCTCTTTTGAAAGAGATAAAAGAAGCGAAGAGATTAAGGATAAATTGATAAAAGCAAACGATGATTTTATTGATGCTTTAAAATATGCAGTATGGGAAGTAATTAAACAAAAGAAATATGATTTACCGAATTACGAAGCTTTAAATAAAATGATGTTTTAGTTGTTAATTAAAGGTTTGTATAAATTATACATAGTTTTAAATCTATATAGTTTATTTAAATAATTATTTATGTTAATACATTTATCTATATTATATGAACATAAAAACTCTAAATCATTAGCAACTAAATTACCTGCAATAGGAAAATCAGGTAGTGTTATGCTACATATACTTGGATTACAAGTCTTTTTTACGCATGCGCTTAATGTTTGACTTAATATCAACATCATTAACATCTTTGATAGCTTGTATAACATCTTCTTTAACTTGTATAACATTTTCTTGAGATTTATTAATTTCTATATGTTCATCTAAAGTTTTTTTTAGTGCTTGTTTTTCATAAATAAGTTTTAAATTTTTTCTTATTAAATAAAAACCAAATAAACCTACGAACACACCAATATATTGGCGAATAAAACTAAATATTTTAATAAAACTAAACATGTAAATCCCACAATTTTTCTTCTAAAGCTCTTCTATTTACTAAACCTTTTATTATTTTATTACCTATACGTACAAAGCCTATTGTTCTATCAAATAATTCAATTTTAGCTTTTTCTAAATTATTTTGATTAATTAACTTTAAAGCTTTACTACTAGCAAAGTCACCACATCCAACGTTAAAGACTAAAGATATTAAAGCTGATATTTGATTTGCAGTTAAACTAATTTTAATTAATTTTTTTAAACAATTAACTGCATGTTGTAAATCCTCTCTTAAGAGGTCATCTGCTTCTTTTGCAGAAATACCGTTTTTGTACTTAAGCTTTTCAGCTTCATTTACTACATGACCATATCCTATAGTAGGTTTACCAGCTAAACAAGGATATATAACACTACTAAATTTCTCAAACTTTTTAACTAAACTAATTGTAGCGTCTGTAATTTCAATTTTCATCTGAGTCACTCAAAAAACTTGTTCTAGTACTTAATTCAGAATCAAAATCAATTGTATCATCTTTTGATAATTCTTTCTTTACACAGTTTATATTTTTGATAAACCTTTGAGGTTGCCCACTTGGTAATACAGAATGTTTAAATTCATATAAATCCTCTATGTTATCAATAGTTTTTAATAATTTATTTAAACAATTAAAGCTATCTTTAATTTCTTTTACTTTTTTTAGATAATCATCATATTCTTTCTGTTCTTCATTTGTATAATTCAAAGGATTCTCACCTGGCAAATAATATCTATATAAATTATCCAAAGTAAATAACGCAACCGATGCCTTTAAACTTTTCTTCGTTAAATCATCGTATGCAAGATCTGCAGATTCTTTTAACAATTCATACATCGGACTCTTAAATCCTTCTATAATATAGCTTGGAAGTGGAAACTGAGGATTTGGGTAATTTTTAGCGTCAGATTGCCATGTTTTTAGGTCAACTTCAGAAATAAAAGCATCAAAACAGTTTTTTGAATCTAAAAATTCCTTAGAATCATAAAAAAAGAAGTTTGAACCGTTTTTATAAAAATATAGATATATATTAGACATTTACTATAGACCCTCCGTTTATTGTTTGCGTAGATCCTAAAGTTCCAGACTTTAGAGATAAGATAGCCCCATCAACAATAATATCAGGTATTGTTACAGAGTTTGTATTTACATAATTATTTCCGTTCAAATAGCCACTTGGTAAACTATCAATGTTTGATCCTTTATAATACAAACTACCTTTTGTATTAGAAACATTAATAGAATATTTAATATTACTATTGTTTATAGTGATATTGTTTTTCCCTCTTATCCCATTAACACCTGTATAAAACAAATTACAGTAAAAAATCTGACTTTGTGTGGGTTCTGATATTTCAATATTAGTATCTGATATTTCAATATCTCCCCTATTTAATAAAATTATGTTTGTATAATTACTTGGTTTAGTTATATTTAAATTTAAATTAATAATTGTTGCTTGAGAAAAATTCATTTCAAAAAGAGATGAAAAAGATCTTGTTGCATTTATTGTATTTGTAATAGTAACATTTCTAGCTTCTAAAATTCTAATTCCATCTGAAAAATCATTTTTCACTGGCGGAGTAAATACTTGTCCAAAATTTATAAATTCTGAATTTATAATAATTACCTTACCTAATGCACCCTTAAAATTAAAACAAGTATAATTTTGATTTCCTTGATTTATATTAATAAAAAATGCATTTACTATAATAATTTGAACATAAAAAGATGTTGCATTTTCACATTTAAAAACACTATAGTTTGATTTAAAAATAGAATCTGTTATAGGAAAATTTGTTTTCCACGAACCTGTAAATATAGGAGGTATACTTGACTCAAATAACGAAAACCCAGAATCACCATCTGACATATCAAAAATGCTAAGTTTAGACTGATGAGGTAACATAGTACAATTTGGATTACCTTCAATAGTGATAAAACCACAATCTTGCTTTCTATACCAGAACCCACTATTTGTAGGAATTTTTTGAAAAACTTTTAAACCTTGTCCCGTATAATTATCTCTAAATTTTATTAAAACTCTTCGCCCCCCTCCTCCGCTACCGTAATCTTTTACTATCCTATCATAAGCCGTTTGTAATAACCTATTACTTACTTCTGGCTCATTGGGACCGACATATACAGTTATATCATAGCCTGGTGGGGGATTATTTGGGTCTATAGGGACTGGTAATTCAGGCTCTTGCATGCTAAACATATTCTTTATGAACTTTTCACCATCATAAATCCCTAAAATAGTCTCATTTGGTTGTAAACTAAAAGGCACGCCGTCGCCGTCTGGATCTGATAATAGCTTTACACCTAAGCCGTCAACGTCAATGTAAATCTTACCATTACTCATATTTTCTACACTATTAGCTATAATGCCAGAAGTAAATACAATCGACATACCCTCATAATATTGAGTTTTATAATATGATGTAGCAGATGTTAATGTATATAATGTAAAATATTCTTGAGTTACATTATCAAATATAATTTCTCCAATAGATAAATATTCATTAGTATATTGTCTATCTATATTGGTTTGTATAAAAGAATTATTGGTGTAAATAGCTTCATAAAACTTTCCAGTTTTTAAAACTCCATTTTCTACTACGTTAGTGATTGGGTTTGTAAAAGTAGTTTTAAAATCTATATAACCTAAAGATCCAATTTTAATTTTTACTAAATCTGTAGAATTAATGGGCGATATAAACTTTATAGTCATACCGTTATAATACTGATCTAAAGAACCAGAATTCGAAGGAGTTAATAATATTCTATTAGCTGAAGGACTAGTTGCATTAAAACCACTTACTACAGAATTACCAATTTGTTTTACTAAATTAGCTTTAGTAATTTTAAAATCTTCATTGGTTTCAGTTTTTCTTACATGAAAAAGTGTAGTGTCTTGCAGATCAGTTGTTACTTCTAAATCAGAAATTCGTTTATCAACCATAATTACCTACACAATACTATTATCTTTTACTTTACGCCAATTAGTACCATCACTAAATGCTATACCAGACTGTCCTACACCATCAATATCAGTTATATAAATCATACTTCCTGGTCCAAATCCCTTTACTGCATCCGTAGGATTTGGTTTTGTAGCTTTTGTATATTGCTCTGGTCGATTACATCTTTCAAGCAAATAAGAACTAGAATTACAAAGAGTTTGAAGAATACCATTTAAATAACCTCTTGCAGCGCCCTTAAACATATCAAATCCATATTGAATAATGGATTCAGGTATTTCAGATACGTTATAACCAGATCTAGTTTCTCCAGTCTTAGGATTGGTTCTAGTTTGAAACACTTTTATTTGAGCAAATTGTGGTAATTCTTGGGGTCTATCTGTCATATATTTTATATTATGGGTTTAAACATTCACTTAACACACCTCCTTGAAATTCTATAATTTCTCCATCTTCTTCAAAGATATCAGAAAGTGCAAAATCTGGTTCTACATACGTTAGATCCCCAGATGTAACGTATAAATTATACTCTGAATTTTGTGAATCTACAATTATATTATCTTTATTACCTGATATTAATTGAAAATCACTTAAAGTCACTTCTGCAAATTCAAAAGGTTGCAATGGATCGCTTTGCGTTAATTTAACGTTTTTTATACCAGCTAAACATAATTTATCTATCTCTACTGGTAAAAATTTACCGTCTTTATCACTAGTAAAATCTATTTCTATCTTTCCCACATAATTTTCATCATATTTAATATCTGTAGCATCCATTATTAACTTCAAAGCTGTAATAAAAGTTTCGGGCTCTCCATTGCTACAGTTTAAAACTATCTGAGAATATATACGTTTTCTATAATCATCATCACTTAATCCGTATCTTTGAATTCCTGCAATATCACCTATTCTATCTAGCTGAACACCAAAAGCTGTATCTAAATGACATAAAGTATATAAATCATAAAATGCATCTTCTAAATCTTGCTCCTGTTTCATAATAACTTCTAAAATCATGTTAATAACAGGGCTGTTTTTGTACTGAGACATTAAACGCTCTTTAGCTAACTCAACATGATTTGTAATTTTTTGAATCATATTTCTAAAATAGTTATTTTGCTTATATCTGTTTTTTGAACTTGAGACTTTTGAACAATAATATTTTGACTAACTAAAACATCGGGTTTTTGCTCAATTAAAGAACCAGCTATTGTTATTATAGCAGAGGTTACACCAGGCACGCTATATATACTTGTAAATAAAGATTGATATAAAACACTCTCGCCAACGCTCAATTTTGAAATCTGAGATACAAGATTATTTTTAATTAAATCATCTCCATTTGCTGGAAAACGATTAACATCTTTTGTTATACTTACATCTACATAAATATAAAGAAAAATAGGTCTTGAGAACTTAACAAAATGTTCAGTACCGCTACTATCTTTTACTGGAACCGATAAGTTTCCGTGGCTTTGTATACCACCTCCTTTGTGATCCCAAATTGTTTGACCTATTGTTAAATCATCGCCACCACTTACTAAAGGTTCAAAACTATGGGGTGGTATATTGTTTACAGTTGCATCAGTTGCATTTTCTATAATTAAAACAGATGTAACACCAGTTAAATTTAAAAGTTTAGCTCTTATAGCATCAAGAGTCCCAGATCCGATTGATCCTAAAGATAATTTCCTTCTAATTCTCAATTCATCATCCGTTTCTAAATCCCTACCAATTTCTGGTGAAAATTCATTTATTACAGATATCCAACCAAATACAGGAGTTTGTATATTAACTAAAGAATTAATTGCTAAACTTATATAACCTTCATCTGAAGCAATGAAAGTAGAAAGAACGCTTAATTTATCTATAGAAATATATTGAGATACATAAACATCCATTGTTAATTTAACATCTGTACTTTTTATAAATAATTGATTATTTAAGTTACTAGCTTGAACTGGTTGATCACTTTGATTTATAAAAAACACTAACTGATTTGTAATATGTTCTACTGTATCATTTTCTTGTTTTATATATGAAAATTTTTGATCATTTATAAACACATAATATTCAAAATTATCTTGCACAATATCTTTAATATCTAAATATATTTCATAACAAGATTCATTAGTAAGTGACTCATCTTTTGTTAATAAAAAAATTGTATTAACATTATCAGCAATGACCTGACTGTTTGCAGGAATTAAAATCTGATTTTTACCAGTTAATTTTGCTAAAGTAGTTGTCTTTGTAGCTTGCAGTCTTTTAAGTTTTATATATGAACATATAGAATCTAAAGCTACACCAAAAGCGGTGTCTGGAAATATTGAATTAAAAATAGCCTCTCCCATTTCCCAAGTTTGAGATTGAGTAAAAGCAAAGTTTGAAAGAAAGTTCATAATAACAGAGTTTGGATCTGTATTAATATCTCCATTTTTAGCTATTATGGTTTCTACATTTTCTTTTACTATGATTTCTAAAGTTTTTTTATTAAAACCAGTTCTAGTTACTCCGTAAGTCATACTGCACCTTCAATTACAAAACCGTTTCTATCTTTTACTTTGAAAGATACATTTATTAATTCACTTCCTTCTTGTCTAAGGATTTCAACTTCTATAATTTCTGCAATTTCAGGAATTGCCTGCAATTCTTTTATAAAAAGATTTCTTATTGATTCTTCAGAACTTGATGTTGTAAAAACATATTTTAAATAATCAACCCCTTCTTCTGGATTTAAAAAACTATCTCCTGTAAAAAACAAAAATCTAGTTTTGATTTTTTGCAAAGTAATCTCTCCATCTCGAGTAAATCGAATATCCCCATTTTCTATTACTAGATCATGAGTAACTGGATCTAAATATAAATCCCTAACAATCATAAAGGAGCCTCTGTTTGAGCTGGAATAGCAGCAGTTGGGCTACTTCCAACAACTGGTTTTGAATAATAATGTCTATGATTCTTTAATGAGACTATATCAGCCTTTATATCTCCAGTCGCATTTACATCTCCAGTCACTTTTAAACCATCTGTTATTTCAGTTTTTCCTTCTATTTTTAAATTACCTTTCAAATTTAAATTAGAAGCTTCTAGCTTTACATCTCCACTTGCTTTTAAAGTAACATCTTTACAATTTATGTTTGTAGCATTTTCAACATTTATTTCAGCTGTCTTTGAAGAGATTTTTAAATGATTCTTAGAATCAATTTCAACATCTCCATTTTGTTTTATTTTGATAGTCGTACCAGAATAAAAAATATTTAAATCTTCGTTGTTTTCTATAAGATTAGCTTTGTTAAATTGCTTTAATCCTAAAATTGCAACGGCATCAGATAAATGATGTGTTCGTTTCGTTTCTGGTTTTTGATTAGACATTCCAGTCAACCAATTAGTTATATCTTTATCTGCAAAAAGCACGATACAAGAATCCCCAGATTTAACTGGCATAGTTATATAAGCACCCCCTGAAGAAGGCATTATAACAGGAACACTAGTTATTACAGGATATTCTGTAAAAGAATTGTCGTCCTCTTGTCTTTTAGAATCTATTTTGATATTTGCTTTTTGTGTTTTAAAATCATAAGATTCAATAATTCCCGGCATAGAAACATTTATAGAGCTTAGAATTTTTTTTTGTAAAGCTTGTAAAAAATCAACGTTCATTTTTAATTATCTATCTACTACAATAAGCTTAGTATACCATTCATTGCCCATATTGTCACCAATGTGAGTTAATTCTTTTATTAAAAAAGTACCTTTTAACGAGTTACTATCTATAGAAATTAAATCTCCAACTTCGAGCTGTGGGTTTAACAAACAAACTACTGAATATTCACCTTTTTCTTTCTTTTCAAAGTCTTTATTTTTAATTGTTCTGTTTGGACTTTCTATTAAACCAGTTTCTGCAGATAGTAAAAAAGCTTTTAAAGTTGTCGATGAGTTTTTTGTTAAAATTTGTATTTCTCCATTTTGTATAGACCATTCAAAATCATATTGCACCGCCAAATCTTGCAATGCATCAGATACTGTCCCAACAAAACTATAGCCATTTTTTATATTTTTAGGTTTTAAATTTGAAAAACGTAAAGGTAAATTCATCTTTTGAATTATAGTGTCAATTATAGTTTTAGTAGATGTGTTTTCAGCAAATGAAAGTTGAATGTAATTATTTTTTATAGCTTTAAATCCATCTTTAGAATATATAGTAGTTATAATATCTGGAGCGGAAACATAATGCGTTACATCACTTACATTACCTTGTGCTATTTTTATTAAACCTACATCCTCTGAATATCCGCATTGCATTTGAAAAAAAGCATATTGCTCACTACTAATAGCATTTCTTTCTTGTTCTGATAAATTATAAATATCAACTCTAGAAAAATTACTTTTTAATTGCAAACTTTTCTTTATTTCAAATTTTATTTTTAGATTTTCTATTAATAAATTTGGAGATATAGATATACTATATATTCGATTAAAACTAACCATTAAAAAATCTTTAAATTTTGCCAGAAAGGATCTTCTGCTATATCTTGCTCAGTTAAATAAAACATTTTAAATTTATCTGCTAAATTTTTTTCATCTATTTCTTTCGAGTTATCAAAAGAAGGTAATACAATTAAATAACCCTTTGGCTTCTTTGGACTTTGTACAAGGTTTAAAATATTAGTATAAGGAACTAAACAAAAGCCACTTACAACATACTCATCATCGCTTTTTATATCAAAACTCCATGATTTATCTCTGTCATTCCATTTAAAAACAAATGTAAAAACCTCATTGTCTATAATGAGATTTTCTTCATATAAAAGATTATTTTTTAAAATTATTTCTATCATTATTTAAAAACTAATTAATTTATCAAGCTTTTCTTTTAAGTTTGTTTTTGTTTTTTCTTTTTCTTCATTATTTAACTTTTGAGTATCTCCCTTACCCAAACTTGCTAGATTAGAAACCCCAGGTGCTGAAGGTGATATAATTGGCTTTGTAACAGTAACTGTTTTACTAGTTACAAATTTAATCTGTTTTAAACTTATACTAAATTCTAAAGCATCTCCAGTTTTTTTATCAGTAGAAAAACTTAAAGTCTCTATAGCCATATTATCATATGTTTTCATCTTTGAAACTATACTTACTAAGGTTTTATTTTCTTTTAAAGTTTCTAAATAGTTAAAAGCTAAAATTTGTTTTTTACTTGGTCCAGTAATATAATTATATATATTACTTACTACATTACCTTCAAAAAAACCTGTTAAAGTACTTATATCTGATAAATATAAAGAATTATTAGTAATTAAACCATCCATTTTTATAATAGTTGGATTACTATAAATATGATCTGATATATTTGAACCATTTGAAATCGGATGGTTTGTAATCGTATTAGAATAGTCAATAACTTCAAGGGTTGTAGCATCTAGGACTAAATCTCCAATCTTATATTTAGAACCAACAAGATAATTTTTTCCAAGTAAGGCTAAACTACTTATTGAAGCTATGAGTGAAGTACTAGACATAACTATATATTTAAATTATTTACCAAATCAGAAAAATTTAATTCAAGTTCTTTTTTGATTAATTCACTAATGTTCAAAGCTGTAGATCTTGCTTGATCCGCAGTTACATTATCACCTACAGAAACATTATCTATTTTTATAGAGAAATTAGGACTTAAATTTATATTTTGAGATTTTGTTGTATTTCTATTTAAGTTAGAACTTATAAAATCTGGTCTAAAAGGTTCTGGTGTAAAAGGTTCACGATTAGGACTAAAGAAAGATTTTTTTATATTTTTATTAAAATCATAATTTATAGAATCTTTATCTGGAGCAATGAAAGATGAATTTAAAAATGAATTATCTTTTTTTTGTTTAAAAGTTGGAACTGATAAATTTATTTTACTAAAATCTATATTTTGAAAAGAATATAAATCTTTAAAAAAGCTCATTGTTGAGTTTTTAACAGATAACATAGATTTAGAAAAACTATCTAATACACCCTGCCATTTTTCAAACTTTCCAAAAACTAAACCAAAAACCGAATCTATACCCTTAGTCCAACCAATTAAATCTTCAAACACATCATTTAAAGCTATAACACCAACTGTTATAAGTTTAAACGTTCTAGAAATTGGTAAAAAAAGAGGTAATACATAACTAAATATTACACCAAGTCCAGACATTGTTTTTGATAAAAAACCAAATTCTTTTTCTAATTTTGAAACATAATTAATTAAAGATCCAATGGGTTTTAAAACAGAACCAAAAACATCACTTAACAACATTAAGCCTTTTCCTAAAACGTTTGTTAAAATGTTTGATAAATTTCCTATAAGCTCTTTGTTTTGCAAATACCAATTCTTAAAACTAATAGTTAATTTATTAAAAACAGGCATATAAGATAAACCGATCGTGGTTCTAAGATTGTCTAATATAGTACGAAACTCCGCCCAGTTTTTAATATATTCTTTAGAATCAGCAATGTTTTTAGGCGTAAATAT